GAAAGTCATACTCATGATCAATGTGGAGCTTCCGCAGTGCCCAAGCTACCTGTTTGTAAACCGAATCGCGCAGGTTCTTCCCGTTTTCGCGCACACAGATGACGTTAGCGTGATGTCCAAGCTGGGTTTGCTTCTTCATCATCACGGCCAGCTTGAAAGATGTGGTCGATGACTTAAAAGAACCCCGGCCACCATTCAAAATGAAGTAGGTCGCATGTGACCGCCACATCGGGTAGAAGTGTGGTTGCACCAAAGTGGACAGCTTGAGCTTGACGGCAATCTTTGGCCTAGTCTTCTCCGATGTCATCAATGATCACTGTCCCCTCTGTATCATCGCCCTTGCCGGTGAGCAGGTCAGCCTTGGCCTCTGCGATGTCAGCTTCCGCCTTGGCCTTGCGCCTTTGTTCTTTGATGAGTTTGTTCTCGTCTTCGGTCTTCTGACTATCACTGTACTTCTCACGCCAGTTGTTTTTGAGCCAAAAAATCATCGCCGTGTTATCACCCTGCAATGCTTTGTTGTACAGAACGTTTTCTACGATGAAGTTTGCGGCCTCTTTGCCCCTTTTTAGAGCTTGCATAATCTGCACCGACTCAGAGCGCCATTTGTACAGCGTTCTTGGGGCAACGCCCATGTTGTGGGCGATTTGTACGTCAGTGAGGCCGTTACGTTTCCATCCGACTATGCATGTCAGCTTGTCGGGCTGCTCCCACTCTTTTAAGCGGGATTTTGGCCCCGGCTTGTTTCGAGCAGGCATTTAATCACTTCCGTTTGTATTTTTGGTCGAGAATTTTAGGAACCGTGGCATTCCAGTCTACGTTGTGGTGTAGTCGATAATGACCGTCTCCCATCATGGCAATTGAAACTGAGCTTGGCTGCGTCATGACCGTGTAGAAGGATTTTAGATACGTCCCTCCGTCCAAATACGCGCCAGTCATGCCGCCTTCGTTTCCCTGCGTCTGTTTCTGGTCCATTTGGACATCGACAACACTCATCATCAGCTCGCCTCGGCGCCCCAAGTCGCAGTATGCGTTAACGTCTTCGTTGATGGATCCAAAGAAAGGTATCAGCCTGTCCGTTCTGCTGAAGAATGTGTTCATGGCTTTGCGTAGTACACGCCGTTCCCAGTTGGTGTTTGTCCCGCCAATCAAATCCCCCCCCTGTATGAATGCAACCGTGAGGGCCCCAGTATCTTCGAGGAAATCGAGCATATCTTCAAACACCTTGTTTAGGTTCTTTATTTTCCCTGACTTCAACTTTCTGTGCTGTTCATAGCGAAACGAAAAGCTAGTGTAATCATCGTCTAGCTGGAGCATGTACTTATACCCGAGCTTCTTGGCCAGCTTCTGACAAGCATTACGGGCGTACAAGATGACGCCGTAGTTGTGGAAGTTATCCATCACGTCAAAATCGTGTTCGATTTCCTTCTTACTGAATTGAAGCACCTTATCCCCGTATCTCGCGAAGTACGCCGGTGCCTCTTCGTCGTCAGTGTCAATGACCAAATAGACCGGACCAGTGTATCCGCATCGTTTCAACGTCTTTAGTGTTGTTACATCGTCTGAACGGCCGTGAGTGAGGATGAACACCGCAAACTCGTCCAGCCTACTCATCAGCCTCACCCTTCCGCATTCGCATCAACCGGTCGCTTAACTTCACGTATCCGTCCTTGATAGCATCATCAAAATCAATGATTACGAGCGCGCTATCCTCGAACAGCTTCTGTACTTCTTTGTCCGCGTGAGCGTAATACTCAGCAATGGCCGCATAATCGAACCTGTAATGACGGGTGGCAGCCAACCTAAGGAATGCCTTCGCATCGCTAGGAACCTTTGATTTTTCGATTTCTGCAGTCAACTCATCAACCTTGTCTGGATCAACGAGCTGGCTCAGCTTTGGCTCAACCCCCGTAATCTGATAATGCGGAACGTCAACCTTCATGGTGTAGGTGTCGTCTTGAATTTCTGGGTCTTCCAATGGTGAACCACCGAAACCGTACTGGCTCATATCAATGCTGAGAATTTCCGCCAGCTCTCCTTCGAGCAGGTCTTCGTCCCACGTTGCCTGCTCCCCAGTTTTGTTATCAGCCAATCGAAGCGCACTGGCCTTGTCCTTGTCGAAGTCAGCCACAAGGACCGGAACAGTTTTTAGATGGAGGTACTTAGCCGCTTTTAGCCGCGTATGACCGATAATCACGACACCAGCTTTATCCACCACGATTGGTTGTTGCCATCCGAAATCGCGAATACTGTTCGCAACAGGAACAACTGCGTCATCGTTCTTGCGCGGGTTCTTCTCGTATGGCGTGACCTTGTCAATGGGCCAGTCTTCTACTTTCATGCGCTTACCTCCATCAAAAATAGCCCGCCAAATTGGCGAGCCTCGTTGAAGTGGTCGCTACCGAACCACCACTTGCACGCTATCAATATAGCGCGTTGTTTATCGTTGCTGTGTCGCTTCTTCATCGCGGTTGTGTCGCTCTTGCATCGTTCTCGTGTCGTTATTTCGGTTCAGCCGCACTCATCTGGACGATATTCTCCAGCTTGACCGCCAGCCACTTGCCATCATCGACCGTGAGCACCGCGCCGCCCTTATCGCCAGCGAGCCAGCGTTTGAAGTCGCTCCGCTTTATGACTACATTCACCATGTTGTAAGTGTCCACGTTTTCTTCTTCCGGCTGCCAGAGCATAGCGTAGACGGTAAGGTACTCGCCTTCAGTCACGGTCGCTCACCGTCCTGTATACCAGTAGCTCGCTCGGCACCGGTGGCCACACCTCAGCGAACGCCACCAGCGCCTCTTCCTTGGCGTGGTAGTATGCCGTGTTGCTCATCGCCAGCCGATCCATGAGGGCCTCTGCGGTGATTGGACGGCCTATGTACAGGCCCCGCAGAATCAGCCGTGCCTCATCACTTTCGATGCACTCAATAGCCCTCTTGACCCGCTCCACGAACTGCTGGTCACTCAGATGGTCAACGATGCGACTCTCCGCCGTGTTTTCGACTGTGTCGTTTCGGGGCATGCCGTCCATGGCGGGTGACTTGAGCCCCAGCACGTCCGCCCGCTTTGCCTTATTTTCTCGGTGCCGGAAGTCTCCCAGCAGCCGCTCTGCATTCTTTGCGGTTTCCTCGTGATCAAGCCGCCGAAAATATGTCTGTACCAGACGCCCCATACGCCACACCCCTTATGCTATAATGAGTCTCGGAAAAGTTTTGGGGGAAAGCGTGCCGTAATGGTGCGCTTTTTTGATGCTTATGACGTACTAACTCAGACCTTCAAATCAAAAACAATGGTTGCAGGTTCTTTAATATGCCCCTTGAATACTGGTTTCTTGCTACCGGATATCTTTGACAGCAATCGGCTCAGCTCCGAGCGGCAGATGATGCCGCTTTTCTTTAACCCGACCGTTGCGATGACAGCTCCCCGTGCGTCTGTTGGAGCCGCTAATACTGCCAGTTGCGATTGGCTATCATCGATACCTAATTGCAGAGCTGTGAAATCACCCAAGGCAACACGTGCTTTGCCATTAAGGACTAATCTGTTTTCGCTAACTGCCAGCGCAGGATATGGCAAAGTTTTAAACCCCGCTTTCGAGCTTAAATCGATTGTTTTAAAGCCTTTGATCATTGTTAATTCCTTCTTTCTGCGTATTTAAATGAACATTCAACGTGTTGGTTTGCTATAATATCGGTGGAGGTATCTCCCTAGGTTGAATGACTCAGTTCATCAATTTCATTTATAACTTCCCCAACTTCAAATACCTCCAGCGCACCTTAATCAGGTGCGCTTTTTTGATATAATGGAGCTAGCACTCAAATCGAGTGTGCTAACTACAGCCGCCAGCAATGGCGGTTTTTATTTTGGCCTTTTCCAATTAGCCCAGAACCACACGCCCACCAAGGCTATGAACAGCATAACGGCAATCAACGATCATGCCTCCAGTCTCCGGCCGCACCACTGGCAGCAAATAATACCAGCAAGCATGCCATCATCTAATGTGTCAACCGGATCACCGGTAGCTTCATAAACCATATAATCATTGATATATTCTTGCTTCGTTGCTTCTCTACCAGATGGAGTGTGGCAGTACAGGCACTCTGGATCACCGTCTGAGGAGGCGTCATATCGCTTCTGCATGTCCTTGAAGTACTTGTCTCCATAGGAGGTATAACCGGCCACCAGCGTCATACCCACGGCCTTCTCAACTGCCGCATTGAAGACCTGTTGCTTGGTTTCAGTCATTCTTCTACCTCCCACTCGCCGCTCAGCGCGCTACCGCCAGCGTCCAGATAGGCTCGATAGCGTTTGCCTGGCACGATGGTATCAACGGCCCCATACGACTCTCCCAGCGGTTCGTCCTGCATCGCGTCATCGGCCAGTCCAG